AGATTATTGATGCATTGAAACGCTTTGATATTGCATCCGCTAACGTTGGCGACCTGATTTTTGAAAGCAAGATTGACATTTTCAAAATTGATGGGTTGACCGACAAGATTTCGAGTGGCTTTGAGAATGAAGTGGCAAACGTAATCGGTGCGGTACAGGCTATTAAGTCATCGACAAACAGCTTATTGCTTGATAAAGAAAACGAATACGACCGCAAAGAACTCTCGTTTGGTGGATTAAAAGACCTTATCACTGAGTTTCGTAATGCGGTAGCTGGTGCGGCAGATATGCCAGTTACAATCTTATTCGGTCAATCAGTTTCTGGTTTAGCGAGTGGCGATGAGGACATTCAAAACTACCATGAGTCAATTCATCGCTTGCAAGAGTCAAGATTAAGACCTGTTTTAGAAGTTATTGATACTCTAATTTGTGGTGAATTGTTTGGTGGCCAGCCTGAAGATTGGTGGTTTGAATTCTTACCTTTAACCGTTGTTAAGCAAGAGCAACAAATCAATATGCTGAACACGTTCGCAACCGCAACCAATACACTAATTCAGAACGGTATCGTAACAGAACAGCAAGTAGCTAACGAATTGCGAGAAAGCGGTTTATTTGCCAATATCTCGGCTGATGACATTGAGGAAATGAAAAATGCTGATGAACTTGCCAGAAATTTTGAAGAACCAAAAGGCGAAAGTACGCAAGTTCAAGCCAGTGAAAATGAGCAAGAGAACGGAGCTTTGGTATAGACAACAGCTTAAGCATTTCGTCAAAACGATGACCGATGATGTAGAAAGAGCCCTGCAACAACCGCAAGGCTCTTTTTTTATGGATGATGCGAAAGGATTTCAGGCTATTAGTGCAAAAGCGCTGATGAAAGTATTAGAGAAGTACGAGAAATCAGACCGCATTTCACAGGCCGAAAATATCGCTAATGGCTTTGTTAATCGAGGTGATGCACAAAACCATGCTGAAGTATCAATCAATCTAAAAAATCAGACTGGCATCGATTTATCCGCCTATTTACGCAATAATCCAAATGTTGTAGAAAGGGTAAACGAATTAACGGTAAGTAACATCCAATTAATCAAATCTATTCGCACGCAATATCTTGATAAGGTGCAAAATGCCGTCATGCAAGCGATGGTTCAGGGGGCATTGAATAAAGACTTAGGTGAACAACTCAAAAAACTAGGGAAAGATGCAGAAAGTCGTGCAATGCTTATTGCTAGAGACCAGTCATCAAAATTAAATGCAGCATTAACTCGAGCACGCCATGAGGAAGTGGGCATAAAAAAATATATGTGGTCAACATCGGGTGATGAGCGTGTGCGTGCAAGCCATGCTGAAAAGGATGGGAAGATATTCGAATATACCAATCCTCCCGCTGATACTGGTAACCCTGGTCATGATGTTAATTGTCGATGTGTAGCGATTCCTGTGCTTGATGATTCGGTTAAAGCTTCAAGTAACGCACAAGAAGCGCCATCAGAACCAATTAAAGAGGATTTGTCGCTATCGGTTGATAAGCTTGTTGAAAAATCGCAGAAAATAGAACCGGCAATTACGGCAGATATTAACAATATCGCAACAAAAGCAGGTGGTAAACTTGTTGGTTTAGAAAATCGTCTAAAAAGTCCGTATTCAATAAAGAGAAAAATTGAAGCTGAGGTTGCAGATGGATTTTCCAAGTCGCTGTCACTGAATAAAATTCGTGATGCTATTCGGTACACAACAGTTTTCAAAGAAAATGATTTTGTTGCTCGCTATAAGGCTATGCAGCACTTGTTGACGATCGAGGGATATAAAACTATCGTGGTTAAAAACACTTGGACGAACGATAGTGCATATAAAGGCGTTAATACATTTATCCAAAATGAAGATGGTGATGTTTTTGAAATGCAATACCATACGCAGCAAAGTTTTGATGTGAAAAATGGGTTATTGCATAAACTTTATGAAAAATTCAGAGATCCAAAAACATCAATTCATGAGAAAGAGAAGTTATTACTTGAAATGCGTAAACTAAGTAGTAAAATCAAAGTACCGGAAGATGTTGAGCTTATTGAGGATAAAAAATGAGTTTTCAATATTACTTAGCAAATGTAGGCGAAAACCAGAAGAAACTAATCAGAGGAAATCCTTCTGATTTATTGTCGTTTTCAGTGTTCAATCCAAAAAAATTAGAGTGGGATGTCTCTCGCGGTATTTCATGGGCTGAACGCCTACTTGAAAGTGGTTTCAGTGATTTCAGTGTTATCTCTGAAAGTGATGCAATCAGATTTATGAGAAGCTAATAATGACTTTATCAACAAGGGCAGAATTATTTGCAAGGTCAATACACGCCAATCAAGTGGATAAAGCAGGCGAGCCGTATATTAGACACTTGCAGGCAGTAGTTAATAACCTTGTTGAGCCAACGGAAGATATGGTGGCGGTAGCATGGTTGCATGATAGCGTGGAAGATACAGAAACCACTTTTGATGATTTAATTCATTACTTTGGAAGTTCAGTGGCACAAGCGGTAGATGCGATAACTAAACGCAAGGGCGAGCTGTATGCCGACTATCTAAACAGAGTAAAAGCTAATCCTATCGCGCGGTTAGTTAAGATTGCTGATTTATCTCATAATATGGATCTATCTCGACTATTAAAGATTACCGAAAAAGATTTAGAGAGAAAAGCCAAGTATATTAAAGCAAAAGAATTTTTAGAAAATTAGAAAATAAATTAATCAAGCAACCCGATCAGAAATGGTCGGGTTTTTTATTGGGGTAAATAAATGCAATTTACAGACAAAACAACTCAAGAAAAAACACAGCGGATTATCACTAAAGACGGCTTTTTAGTCGTTCCTGCGACAATTTCTAAAGTCGGTGTTTTTGATTATCTGGCCTCTGAATTAGGTTTAAAAGAGGACGGAATTAAAAAGGTCGCACGGACAGAAAAATCACTATTTTCTGATGAAACTATTGAGAGCTTTGAGAACGCAACGCTCACAATCGGACATCCAGAGCAAGGCGTAAACGCTAAGAACTGGAAAGAGTTATCCGTTGGCGTTGTGCGTAATGTTAAGCGAGTAGGTGATGAGCTAACCGCTGAGGCTTGGATTTATGACGAGCAAGCTATTAAAACCGTACAAGAACACGGTGTAGAACAGCTATCTTGTGGCTACGACTGCAATATTGTTCAGTCAAGCGTTAAAGATGCAGATTTTGAGATGTCTCCGATGATCGGAAACCACGTGGCGATTGTGGCAAAGGGTCGCTGCGGT